CCTGTACCACCACCTACACTATCAATTCGTATGTAGTAGTTTGTTTGTGTAGTACCTGTAAAGTGTCCAGTAAGGGATGCGTCGTCTAGGCCTGACCCTGTAAAGGATGTATTCAAAGCACCAATAGTATCGCCGCTGTTGAAGTAGTTCCATGCGTTAGCGATAGACACGTTAGACGTAGACGCAATGGTCTGATTACCTAGGACAGTAAGGTCGCCATCAATAGTGACGTTGGAGTCAAAGTGTGAGTTACCTGTAACACGCAAAGACTCAAGAGCCTCTGTCTGAGTGTATACGTAAATACAGCCGCCAGAGGCCGCACTAATAAGACAAATACCTACTTCAGTCGGGTAGTTTGGGTATGTAGGGGAAGCTGTTTGTGTGCCACCTGAGGCACCAATAGCAACGTGTACTTTCTCACCTACAGTAAGATGAGATGTATCTACGTCAGCTATAAGACCACGAACCGTTATGTAACCAATAGAGTTGGTCTCAATATCGTGAGTTGCTATCCCTACAGCTTGAGAAGCGTTGTAGGTACCGTCTGCACGAGCTACGGCAACAGTAGGCGTCGTAGCCTCTTCGCCTGTTAGATAGACAGGTGTACCGTTAACAATAGTAGAACCTGTGTTGTTCTTTACACGGATGTACTCTTCTTGACCTACTTGTAGAGTAATATCAGATTCATCATTATATACGGCCAAAGCACCAAAAGCCGCATCATAAAAGATACGACCTTCGTTGTGAGCAGGTTTGTTTTGTGTAGTCGTATTTAGGTCTAGGTGTGTTTCAATCTCAATAGAGGTAGCACCATCAATAGAACCCATAACTGACAAGTCTCCAGGAAGAGACAAGTTACCTGAAGCATCCAAAGCAACAGCCTTAGACGCAGGATATGTCATAAAGACATCTTTAGTACCAGCAGAGAAATCCTGAGCAGAAGTTCCGTTAGATCCAGAAAGAATAGTAGTACGTGTAAGTGTATTACCCGTGTTCCAAGTACCTAAACCTACCTCCCATTCGTCTACGCCAGAAGAAGTATGCACAATGGCGTAGTAGGCTGTATCACCATTACTCATGTAAGAGCTAAAGGAATCAAAGGTAGCAATAGCACCACTAAGTGAAATAGCACCTGTACCTGTAGAGGTTGTACCTTCTTTTACACGATCTTTGATGATAAACGCCATTGTGCGATAACCTCTTTAGTTTTATTTAGCTGATACGAATTACGGCGTTAGAGGCGTCTGCTGTTGGGAATACTACAGTAAAGTCGCCACTTGTAGAAGTAACAGTAGAGCCAAAATCAAAGACTGCGACAGCCTTATTACCTTGGGACGCATTATAAATGATAGCCCCGTCAGCAGAAATGGTCAAGTTAGCAAAGATCTCATCTGCGAAGTCAACAATAGCTGTGCTTCCTGTCAGAGTAATAACGGCTGAGTCAAGTACTTGACCGCCTGCTGTATAGTTTGTACCTACAGCTTCTTCACCAGAAACTTCAGAATAGTTTGTTGTGCCAGCACCATAGGTACCAGACGGAGAGGCTTCTATTAGAGCCACTTTAAGAGAGTCTGTATCTAGATCGTGAACACCACCAAGAAGCTCTTGCTTGAAGCTGTTGCACATTGCAGTTGTAATAGCCATCTTGTGATGTCCTTATAAAAGTGAAAAGCACAAAGGGGCCAGCACTAAGCCAGCCCCAGTGTTAAGTCAGATTAAGCTGCGTTGTAACGTGCAGTGATCAATGCTTCTGGGCGCAAGATTTTGCGGCCATAGAGGTGCATACCACGTACGATATCAGCGAATGAATCTGGGTCACGGTAGTTCTCAACTTTGTTGATCTGCTCAGCAGAAGCAACAGCATCGTCTTGACCAGCTACGACAACACCGTAGTTAGCGTCTTGAGCCGTTGTACCAGATGTACCAGCGCCTGTACCTTTTGCAGGCAAAGCGTTGGACACATAAACACGGAAGCCGTGAATATTGTTCAATACTAGACCGTTTTGCAAGCCTGAACCACCATAGTCACCATTCAACATGCGTGAATCTTCGTCTTTTAGCATCTCGACGAACACTGGGTCAAGGACGACCCAACGACCACGTGCATCAACATTCTGTGTATCCATCTTACGAGCCATACGAGCAAGTACAGTCAATGGAGATACAGTTGTTGCTGACAAAGCTGTTGCGCCTGGCAAACGTGGAGCCAATGGTACGGAGTCACCTGCAGTTGCTGTACCAGAGATGGTCAAGTTACCGAAGTCAGTTGCGTCCAAGTGGTTTGCAGTTAGCAATTCACCAGTCAAGTTGCCTGCAGTTGGGTGCTGTGCGTCACCAGATGTACCAGTGATGTAAGCGCCTGCAGTTGTGTGACCAGAGAGGTAAGACAGTACGTCTGAGTCCATTGCGTCTGCCATTTTATATGCAGCACGGTCAGCGGCCAAAGATGTGAAGTCTACGTTTGCAAACTGCTCTTCAATGTCATCCATTTTGAAAGCAAAGTAGTTAGCTTTGTCGATGGTGAGCGAGAAGTCAGAGTCATCAAGCTTCTCTACTGAGATACCTGTGTGACGCTGCAGAGCGTTGACTGTTACGTCTGGCTCTTTTTGAATGCGAACAGTGTCGCCTTGGTTTGCAATCTCACCAAAGTAAGAGTTGTTTGTGATTGCGTTAGTTACAGCAGAACGGCGTAGTGCGATCTGTGCTTGTTTAGAGTAGATAATCGGGGAGAAATTCCCGTTAAATCCACCACCAGCGGTTCCAATAGCCATAGTAATTCTCCTTTATAGATATGGCGTGAGATTTAGACACTACATATTCACAATAAAAGAGGCTCGTTGTTTTAGGGTAGTCAGCATTACTATCAGGATGGCCGTCCTTCAAGTGCTGGGCCTATACTCAGAGGTAGTTCTTCGTGTGGCTAGTGTTTAATGAAAAGTATGTACAGGCAGTTAATGCCTGACACTGTACATACCTATAGTTTTATCTATGATTGAGGGATTGTCAAAC